TAACGCTTCCTCCTGCTGCTACGCTAGTTCCAGGTGCGGGATAGGCTGGATTTTGCCCTTTAGTTGTGTAGTACATTAGAATACCTAACCCTTGTCCACTCACTGAGTATAACGTCTTTGAGCCTTCGTAGCTCAAGTTAAACGTCTGCACTAAATTGTATGGGAAAGGCGCTGATGGAAGAGTAACAGCGCTAGTACCGCTGTTACTTATCGTCCCTGTTAGTTGAACCCTAATCTTTCTGATGAAATTATTGCGGGGTATTTTTATAGGAATGTTAGTGCCGGGCTGAAACGCGTAAGTTTGTTGTAATGTTTCTGTATATATTTCTCCCATTTTTACCACCTAAATTAGAGTTTTACGAATTTATATAGAGTTAGTCCTGCCCATACTCCTACCGCGATTACTACCAATAGAATTACATAATGCATAACGTCTTCTTTCATTTCTCCTCCAAAAAAACTCTATGTTAGATTTTCGCTATAAACCTTTCCTACGTTAAGAAAACTGTTTTTCTGAAATTGCTGAATTTTCATCATAGTAGCTAAAAAGTCGTGAATTCTGCTATGAAACTAAAGTTTTCAATATGAGAAGTTTCAGAAAATTTATAAACTCAGCCTAAGCGGTTCAATCACAAGTCAAAAAAGTATGAGGGGGGGGTACGGCTATGGAGTATTCTCTCTCTTTAAAAAGTTTTCTCAAATCGGTTTATGTATTTTCATCATTTGACTATTCACGTCATAAATCAAAAAGTAATACTGCTTAAGAGTTTTCACTTTCTCAGCTGCTTCCGCGCTAATGTACTTACTTATCCACTTTAGCTCATTTGGCTCACGAGTGTAAAACATTATAATGAGGTCTGCTTGTTTGTAGACAATCGGCATTAGATCATAAACTCTCTGTGTACTTAATATAAGCCCAACATTCGCGTGTCGATTCGCATGTAATGTCTCCTCGATTGCCGGCGTAACTTTCTGTCTATACTTAAAGTGATAGTATGCTTCATCTATAATGAGAACACTAGTTCCCCATTTTTTCGCGTGTAGTTTTACTGCATTCCATAATTTTTCAAAAAAAATATCATTTTTCTCTCTGTCGTATACGACTGCATACTGTTTGGAAACTATGTCTGAAAGTGTAGTAGCGTTATAGCCGAACTTTCCATATTCGGACCCTGACCTTAACAAGTTGTGGTCATCAATAATATAGCTAATTCTATGAGCTTTGAGAACTGGAATAAAGTAGTGCTTTATTAAATAGCTCTTACCGCTTCTCTTCCTTCCTATTATAACAATGATATCATCCGGATTCATCCAGATCACTCAAGAAAAAATCTTCTAATTTGTTATACATTTCCACTAACTCTCTTCTGAATTCTTCATTTGTCTCGCAGGCTAGCACAAGCACATAGAAGAATTGAAAAGACCCGCTTAAAGGAGCTGCTTCTTTGAATTTATTAGTAGCTTTCGATATGCCATCAAGAAATATCTTCGTTACTTGGCATTCCTCATATTTAGGCTGAACTTTTCCTTCTTTTAATTGTTTTAAGTATTCTTTTGCTTTCGGGTCTAAGCCACTTTCAGCGATTTGACTGATCAAATTAACTATCATGTTTGATGGTACTTTCATATTTCCATCTCCTCCATAATTTTCATTTGCGATTTTACCTTATCCTTTTCATTAAGATCTGATTTGTTCCCCTCACCTTTCCATTGCTTCTTATCCTGTTTTTTTGTTTCTTCCTCTTCTTGAGACTTAAAGTATGTGACTATGGCAACTATATCGCTAGCTGCAGCGCCTGCTGAGCCTACTCCTAGAATGAAGAGCTGAACATAACGCTCATTTAATAACCCTAACGCGTCAAGTAATTGATAATAGTACTTTCCATGACTTTTGATTCTTTCATCTGGAACTATGTCGTTTAATTCTACATCTTTCTTATATTTAGCCGACAGAATTCTGACTACAAGCTCCAAGAGCGCCCCGTAGGCTAGGGCTACTACTTCTTCATTAATTTCAATAGGCTTTTGCCCTTCTGCAGTTAGCTCCGGAAGTTCTCCTCCTACTTCTGCTTCTTCTCCTTCTGTCTCTCCTTCTTCCTTCTTTTCCTCTTCTACGTTTAACTTTAGGCTTTCATCTACTTTTTGCTCATTCTGCGCCGCTTCTTTGAGCTTCAGCTTTGATTTTATCGCTCTAAGATATTCTCTCGGATGCTTATTCCCCCACCAACTCTCTATCCCCTTCACTATACACTCCTCATCTACGCCACTGTTAAGCAGATCTGCTATAACGTCCATCCTTTTACGTCCTTTTATTATAATATCCTTCCCGTTGATCGTAATTTTCTCTGGTTCTGGAGCAAAAAACTCAGATTGACAGATTTTACTCAAGTCTTGATTAGGATCATAAAGTTCACTCATTCTTTACCACCGCTCCGCTGTGAATCAATATCGCATCTATTGAAACTAGATCTATCCTTGCTATTACTTCCTTAACTTTGTTTTTAGAAATTGGAATTTCTATCACTAGCTCTATAAAGTCGTCAGAGATTTTTCTTACCGTCCCTACGAAATCTAAATTATTCATGAAAACTTCTACTACCATACCTTCTTCTAAATCCTCAATTGCCTCTTTCCTCATTTCTTCCACCTCTTCGAGATGGAAATAATCAGCATGATAAAACACACAATGAGCAGAGCTAAACCTAATCCTATAAGTCCATAATTAAATTCTGTTTCTTTCTTTTTCTGCTCTTTCTTTATCACTTTTTTCTTCTTTTGTTCTGCCACTTCTTTCTTCTGCTCTGCTTTCTCTTCTTGCTTAGTCTCTGTTTTTTGTTCTTCTTTCTTTTGTTCTTGCTCAGTTTCATGTTTCTTTTCTTCTTCCTTCTTCTTCTCTTCTTTCTGTTCAGTTTTCTCTTCTTTAGTACTAGAAACTTGACTCATCAATATTAGACTCGAAGAAAGAGTTTAAAAAAAATCATGAGTATTATTTTTCTAAAAGTGGAAGATCTGCAATTTCCTCTCTAATAACCCTTATTTTCATGTCTATTTCAGTTTCGTCTACATTGGAATCATCATCGTATCGTTTTAAAGCTTCTATTACCTCTTGCACCTCATTCAAAATGCTCATTATTCTGAGTGAGTAATAATATGCATCTATTGACTTTCTCCCGCCCTGCTCTACTTTTCGCTGCTCCTCTGTGAGCGCTTCTCCTAAATTTCTTTGTATAGAATAAAGTTTGGGAAGATATTTTTCTCTTACTCCTTTCGCTTTCATATATTTTCCCTCTATTGTAGAGTCTAAGTTAGAAAATATAAAAGTATTATTGTTCATGTTTCTCACCTAGACTCTATTTTAGAATCTAGCGTAGACTTTAAAATTACACAGAGTTAACTGAAAGTATGAAAATCAGGAAGTATATGAGGATAAACTACTACATTATTCTGAAAGTATTGGTAATAAACGGAAGTAGACTTGAGATGAAACGACTGAGAAGCGAAATTATTAAGAGATTTGATGTAGACATTTCTGATGGCGTGTTATATCCTTTAATAGATTCTCTGAATGATGATGGTATAATAAGAGAGGAAGGTGATAAAGAAGGAAAATTTCTTTATTTAACAGAGAAGGGCATGAAAGAGTTTCAGGAGCTACATGAATTTTTCAAAAAAATAGTATGCTAACGAAGTTTGCAAAAAAGACAGTGAGGTTTTTCTTCATTAAAAATAATGCATCTGTTTTCTACATAATATTTGCACACTGGAATTCTTAACGCATAATTTAAAAGAAGTTCACTTACTTGCTTTTGGCTTAAGCCTGTGAGCTGTCTAATTCTCTCAATTTCTGACACTAGCTTTTCTCCTTCAATGTCAATTCTCATTGTCCCTCATCCAGTAATTTCTTTAGAGCGAGTTTTAATGTGCCTAATTTACTTTCAATGCCATACTTCTGCTTTACTATCTCTTGAGCTTTCGTGAGAAGCCCGTAAGTTTCTTCATCTAAAGGAAAAGTTTTGTAAACCTTCTTTCCCTTAGCCATTACTTCCCACCCCATGCCAATATTCCTTCTTTCTTTTTCTTGTTGATAATATAGCTTAGTAAAACTCTACCATAACTGCAGTTATACTTTTGCGCCAAAACCATTAACCTCTCTAAGTTACTATCTCTTACATACACTTTTCCTAGCCAAAACTTCTTATTCCAAATAATTTCTATTTCGTTCGCCTTCTCAACATCTTCAATTAACTGAGATATGGCTAAATGAAGAGCGTCTCTTGTATTCCCTATCGCCTTCTTTCTTCTGTAAATTTCCTCAATAACTTCGGAAGGTAAAAATATCTTCTTACCCAACTTGTATCCCCTCCTTCTCCAAGTATTTTGCCAGTTTCCAGTGAATTATGTCAGTTCTCGTTACTTTGTACTGTCGTGCTAGTTCATCTATATCTCTTAATTGATTCTCTTTTATTCTGAAGCTTACTACTCTTCCACTCCCTAAATTCTTTATTTCATCAATTTCTTCTTTTAATGCCTCTCTTATCACATGAGATATAGTTTTTCCTTTTCTCTTAGCTAAGTCCTCCACGATCTCTATCACTTCTTTTTTTATCTTAAAAGAAATAGTAGTTGTAAGATCCACTTCTAGCTCATACTCAGTTTGAGATACTTTTTTTACATTTTTGAAGAAGAGATGCGTTTTCATTTTACCCTCCATGTTAGACTCTGAGTTAGAGTATAAAAGTATTACTCTTTCCATTTCTTACCCCTTCTTCAACACCGCCTTAGCTAGCAGTTTAAAACTCTCTGCAATCTCTTTTTCTAATTCTACCATTTCATGTAATTTTTGCTTTAGTAGATTTTTCTCGTCTTCGTTTGGGTTTACTAGCTTTAAGTATTCCATAAAGAATTTCTTAATCTCTTCAACTTTTTCAGAAATGATTTTTGCTTTATTGTCTAATTCTTCATATACGTTAACCGTCTTCATCTTTTCAAGTATCTCTTTTTTCTCTTTCTCTAGAACTTTTATTTCGTCTTTAAGTCTCTGAAGTTTTAATTCTGCTTGAACTACATCTTTTGTGTAAACAGATTCTGAATTATTCTTAATGAAACATTTTGCACACAGAACTTTATGAGTTTCTGGATCGAAGTAGCAGATCTCTCCAAGTCGAATTTGTTTACTACACTGAACACATCTAGCGTTTTCATATTTGTTCTTTATCTCTTTTAGTGATATATTCTTCTTTGTTATGTCTCTCTGAGATTGTCTATATTTCTCTATGAGAAATGCTATAGTTTGCTTAAGATCTACATTTCCGTCTTCATCCTTAATATCATTACTAAATCCTATTTCTGAAAGTTCTTTTTGGAGACGTTCTCCTAATCTGATGATATCGCTAGGCAATTCCTAACGCCTCTTTTAAGATATCCTTTACACTCTTTCTCTCAATGAGTCCTTTCTTTCTATCTTCTTCTATTTCCTTCTTAATCTCTGTTATTTGCTCTTCTATATGTTTTGTTAAATGATTCAATAATTGCAAATATTCGTATGTCGTGTAACCGCAATAACACCTATACAAATTAATCTCTTTTCTCATTTTATTCACCTAAATATTGTAATACTATGCTATCCTGTTGAATAAGTTCTATTCTTGCTTCATTCAAATTAGGATTATAGACTATTTGTAAAACATACATTAATCCATCTATTATTATCCCTCCAATCCATTGATATACTAACCCTCTTTCCTCATAATTCATGTTAGAACTAATTATTGCGTTAACTTTTTCTGCATCTATAGTTATCCCTAGCTTTTTAAAAATTAAAAGCAGGTTAAGATTACTAGGATCTACTAAATGCGACCTAATAAGATTTGCAAGTTCTTTATCTTTCATTTTTTGCAGTACTTTGAGAACCTCAGCTTCGCTCATAGAATCACCTCATAGAAACCTATCTTTCCCTTTACTAACATTTCCTCAATCTCTTCTTGGTTCAACACTTTGCCTTCGGGCAGTCTCTCCGATATCATTATGAGTAATGCACTATCCCCTCTGCTCATTTTGACTTCAATACGGTTTTTCTGAAAATCTGTATTACATAACTTGTTTATCAGATAAACAGTACTGTCATGACCTATAGCATTTACTACCTGCGGGTCTGCATTTAAATTGAAACAAAACCATTCTTTATCTATCTTGTTCACTGAAATTCCTATCGGGAATTCTTTTATCATGTTTAGGGAGAATGCATTTACGAGATACGTTTTACGCATTTTATCCCCTCTGACTAAAACTCTAAGTTAGACTCTATTTAAGTGTTTTTGCCTAATACTTTTTGCCTAATACATTGATCCAATTTATCCTCAATTGTTTGAAGTTCGATCATCAGATCATCATGAATTGTCGAGTGTCTACTGTTTATCATTGCTTTTATGCATTGTGAGAGATTTTTGTATTCTTTGCATAGTTCTTTTAGTTTTATTTCATCCTCCTTATTGAGATATATACTTATTCTCATGCCTATCTAACTCTAACTTAGAGTCTAATTCTTATAAGTTTTTTTGTATGTATATTCGTATGAATTTTTGTGGTACTATTTTAGGGCATATAGTTATTCTTGTGGTCGTTTACAATTTTTAGCGTGTAACATGAATGTAACACAAGACCCTTAGCAAAAAATCGATTTGTTACACGTCAACTACGTGCTTTTACGTGACTTTTCAATTTATTGCGTTACATCCTAGAAATAGCCTCAGCCCTTTCCATGTGATTTTTGAATTTTTTGCATTCCTGTTGAATTGTAAAATGACGTAAAATACTTTCAGTCTACCCCTCCCCCAAGTACTAGACAGATTGAAAGAACTTTCCAATACTAGACGGCGGTTTCCACTGGCTGGTATACCCCCATCTTGAATATATTTCAGCGTTTTCACCGCAATCCAATAGGAATAGAAAGATTGCGTGGAAGGATGAAACTTCAGAAACTCTCCATGGTCTAAAAAAGACTCTAATCTTGATTTTTGCCCCCCTTTTTGCCCTAAAAATTTAGGGCAAAAATAACGTAAAATAACGTATTCCGAATTCACCTAGGTGAGATACTTTTAGGCAAAAATCGTAGAAACAAAAGAAGATAGTAATTTTTAAATCCGCAATAATCAAAATTCAAAGAAAAGATATAAGAAGAAGATTCCCCGCGGGGGTACGGGGGATAAAATAAAAAAATTAGCTTAGTTCTCCCGCCACTACCTCATATACTAATATTAATGTTAATGTTACAGTAGCCGTTGACGTACCGCCGTTTGCTATCAGCTGAACGGAATTTACTTCATCCACACTCAAACCAGGCGGTGTGCTACTTCCCCCTACTAAGAAATCCCAAACCGTCGTATATGTTTGACTTCTATTTAGATTCGCCACTTGGAGCTGACACTGAGTTACGGCGGTGGTTAAACCACTCATGCTAGCATACTTCAATTTCAGATGTGAGCCAGATCCCTGAACGTTTAGTATGCTTTGAGTTACTGGAGAACCGGTTAGAGTTACGTTTTGAGTTATGAAATTAGTATTTTCCACTAACTCATTTATTTCTTCTACTTCTAGTGCAAGAACAAAAGTAACGCCTAACCCACTGCCATACGCAACAGTAAACGTCGTATCCTCGTAATCTCCCGATATCTTTAAATAAACTAAGAAAGTGCCAGAACCGCTACTATTAGGTGCTATTGAAAGTGTTAATGGAACGCTAGCTCGTAACGTCGATATAGTACCAAATTGTAGACTTGTGAAATTAGTTGCAGAAGTATTAGTGTAATTGTAAGAAATTTTTATTGCGTAAGTTCCCTTCCTCAATCGTAGACTAATTCTTCCATTTCCGTTTGTATTAATAATTTGTGGAATATTTATTCTATTTCCTTTTTCGAAAACTCTCTCTAACGAGAATTCTAATATCGCTAAATTAGGCGGAAGCTGAATCTGATATATATTTCCTTGTTCTTTTGTAAATATATCATAAATCTCGAACTCAGCATTAGCCGGAATAGAATATGTGAATGCATTGTTAGAATTAAAGTAAGGTTTTATTGTCACAGAGCCTGAATTTGTATTGTATACTTTGATACGAACTAAATATAGTCCTTCGTCAATGTCGTCGTCTATGAGAATCCATGAGCTTGCTGTAAGTGTTGGAGCTGTGAGGACTTTTGCCGTGTTTGTGTTAGAAATTGAGTATGTTATTTGTTGTAATTGATAGCTGCCTTGAAATATACTATTTGTAAAATTATCTAGAGATTCTTTTTCTGTTAACTTGTAGTAATATTTCACTTTTGCATTAGCTGGAAAATATTGAATTTGGACTGGAGTAACAGCAATAGGACTCATTCTATCACCTCCTCATATATTAGAATAGCTGAGGGACTTGTTAAGCTTAAGCTTGATATTTGTGTTCCCGCGATTACCGGTATTTTATTCTCTCCTGTCTGCAGATTAAAAGTCATTGTTGTTGTACCAAATGCTAATGTTATTTGCCCAATGTTCCCGGTCGTTGTATTCGTTATGTCGATTACTAAATAGCCATTGGTTGGTATCACGTAAGACTGAGGTAATGAAGTTCCGAATCCGCTGTAAATTAAATAGTTTTCAGTAGGCTGAAAGTTTTCTATTGATATCTGTGACGGTATTTCAAAGAGCGGATGAATCGTGCCTTTCAGCTTTATATTGCTACTTACTCCTAAGGTATTATTAATGTCATAATTCACAATGATCTCAGCAAGCGGTACGTTGTAGAATTTCAAAATCTGTCCGGCGCTTAATTTTATTCCCGTTCCTTCGCCCGGAATTGGCGTTACACCTTGATGAGATTTTTTCATCAGCAATACATCTATCACTGCTTGTCCTTCGTTTATTAATAATCCCGTAAAAGCATTTCTTTCTCCTAGTTCAAAAAAAGCCTGTGGAGTATTAACATTCACTGGATATTCTCTATCTACATATATTACGTCGAACTTATATCTCTCAAATTTTTCTTTTACCTCTTTAAATACTTCTCCCATCAGAAATAGACTCGAATTTAGAGTTTAAAAAAAAACATGAGTATTACTTAAGCCTTATCACGTGATCGTTTTGAAGAATCAACTTACGATCTGGACTTAACGCTAATCTTTCATCTATAAAATGATATGCTTTCAGACTGCTTAAAGCGTAAGTCTTCGGCTTGTGCGTTGAGAAAAAGTAGACGTCTTCGCCTATCCAATGTTGAGCATTCTCTGGTTTGTAAGCTAAAAATGCCGGGCGCC